TCACTCTGGGATCGACATGTCGATTTTGGAAACAATTAATTCGACATAATCATCATCTTTGATACCTAAATAATTTCTCACCTCCAGGGGGATCGTCACCTTCCCATTGCTAAACACTTTCGCGATTACCTTGTATTTCTTAGCGTCTTCCATGGGCTGTCTTGTTATCATAGTCATATATACGATCTTGCATTATTTAAGGTTATCTCAGTAACTTAAAGTTTCATAGAAAACTATAAATACCTTTGAGTACTTTCATTAGAATAGAGGCAAGTCGTATATGGACACAAAAAAGATCAGCGAATCGGAAGCGTGCGAACGGGCGATCGACCGCATGCTGAAAGATGTGCCCGAGGAGGCGCGGGGCTACGTGATGCTGCGAACCGTGCAGAAGGCCGGGGGGATGATGAGCGCGATGTACCCCAAATTCACGACCTGCCCGCACTGTGGAAAGCAGAGGCTGCCTATTGTGGCCCACAACGGCTCCAGAATTTGCCGGAGCTGCAGGGAATGGTTCCCGGAGAAGGCGATGGTCTAAGTGACCTCCATCGAAGACCAGATCCAGAAGGTCCGGGAACTCCGGGCTGACCTGGAGGCCAAGACGCAGGAGCACCACGAGCTGCAGGTGGCCTTCAACCAGCAGCACAAGGATCTGATTGAAGCACTATGCAGGGCTCGAAACGATTGCGCTGAAGAGGAGGCGCGCCTCAGGGAGCTTACACTGGATGCCTACCAGGAGACTGGCTCCAAGAAGCCCGCGGATGGAGTAGGGATCCGGATTGTCAAACAGCTTCACTATGACGAGTCTGAGGCCTTGGCATGGGCCATAGAGAGCGGGGCGGAGAGCTGCCTGTCCCTGCAGAAGACAAATTTCAATAAGGTGGCCGACGGCCTGAAGCTGGACTTTGTGAAGATCGAGGACGTCCTACAGGTCACCATCGCCAGGAAATTATAACACTTTCGCCCCACATACACGGCAAAGTGTCATGGACTACATCAGAAAGTATTAAGCTTTTGAACGCCCAACAAGAGATCATGTAATCGAAAAGAATAGATGGCCAGGGCTAACCCCTCTCACTTTGGACGGCGGGAGGTTCAACCCAAGCCACAGGAGCATTGGCGGCGCAAGGATATCAGCTTTGCGGAGCGCCCGGTTGGCGCGGTCCCCTCCGTTCCTGTGGTCGTCCCTGGTTGTCGGGATGGCTGTATGGATAAAATCGATGTCGAGCTACTGAAAAATGTAAAGAATAGTTCTGGGGCGCGAGTGTCTGAGGTGCTTGCGCTCGTCCGCGGATTGCGATCAGAAACGCAACTCCGATCGAGATTAAATGTGCTGGAGATTCAAGGATATGTAATCCTGGATCGAAAATCAGAAGCAGGAAAAGTTTTCGTCGCCATCACTCCGCCTGGTCGCGAGATCCTAGGAGCTGAGAGCCTTGGCAGGTAGTTGTTTGCCTTCCACACTAAGCGATGGCTCTCGGCCCGCTCATCTAATCGGCACCGAAGATATCATCCGGCTCCAAGAACCCGGCATCGTGGCAGGGAGGCTCGATGATCTAATCGGGCCCGGACTGATCCAGATCGAGGGCATCCGGATCGAGGTCCCGCCGGACATGTGGGTCTCCACAGGCGATCCCCGAAGCCTGTTCGGGAAGAGGGTCTGGCTGGCCGTCGTGAATGGACAACACCGACTGGCTGAGATGACGCTGAGGGGGTCTCTGAGTGAACGGCACTGAAGTCCTCGCCCTGGCCATCTGGTATGCCCTCATCGCCCTTGGGGTTGCCTTTCTCTGCCTGATATCATTGGCACTGGTGGACGGGGCCACGCTCTCCATGAGCGGTTCCTTCGCCGGTCAGGGGACCTGGAATGCAACGATTGAGGCGGACCTAATCGCCGCCAATATCAGCCGTTCTAGCTGGGAAATCATTGCCGGGGGCATGGCATGAGCCCGAAAGCGAAGATCTATCTGTTCTGGGCATGCCTCGGGTTGGCGGTGTTCCTCATCCTGGGGGCGGCGAAGTGAGCGCCGGTACTGGGGCCAGAAGGCGCACCAGGCGGGCCAACGCGGAAGCCCACTGGAGGGCATATCATTTGCGCCAGAGGGCGATCTACAGGATGCTCCTAGAGGAGTCGAGGACGTGTTTCTATGCGGTCAACCTCAGGAGGCTGGCATGAGCACCGCCTGTGATCACTGCATCAATTCTCTGTATTGCGAGCATCGGGATAGATGCGAGTCTGAGTCGGGATGCGACGACTTTTGCAGGAGGGAAGCCCGGCCATGAGCACCGCCAAAGACGCCTTCTCTCTTTCTGCCCGAGAATGGGCAGATCTGGAACGGAAATACTCAGAAGTTGCCTGTCTGCCAGCAGACAAGATGCTGGCCAGGCTTCTGAAAGACGCCTCCAGAAATGAACAGAAAGCGATGGCTTTGGGAATCATGGTCGGGAGGGCGAGCAGATGACCGACATTCAGCAGTACAATCCGTACCCATCCATTCAGCCAGGGCAACAGGAAGCCGTCCAGCAGATCCTGGAGTTGCACGACCAGGGGCAGAAGGTCGTGGAGCTGAATGCGCCCACGGCTGCAGGCAAGTCCCTCGACCTATACGTCCTGGGCCGGATCCTGACAGAAGAGCTGGCCACGGGTAGGACTGTCTACACAACACCATTGGTGGCCTTGGTCAACCAGCTGGAGAATGAGACAGCGTTCTCCGCCATGCCGGTCCTCAAGGGCAAGAGGAACTATCCCTGTAAGCCCCTTCGGGATGCTCTAGGGAATTCCTGGAGCTCTGCCGATGACTGTCCTTATGACACCTGGAAGGACGCAATAGCGGCTTTTCCGGCCTGTGGGATGTGTCCCTATCACAAGGCATACGGCAAGTTCCAGGCGCGGGATTTCGGAGCTACCACCCTGGCTCGCTATCAGATGCCAGGGTCCATAAGAGACGAGACGACCGTCCTCCTGGTGGACGAGTCCGCCGGCCTGGAGAAGACGCTCATAGATAGGGCGACGCTTGTCATGCCCGAAGAGGTGGACCTGGAGGACCTGGTCCCGAGCCTGACGCTCTACTATCATAGGCTGAGCGAGATGATCGAGGACCTTGGGACTCAGATTGCCCGAACTGAAGCCCTGAGAGCCAGAACCGAACTTGTGAAGGAGAGGAACAAGGTCGAGCGAGAGGCCCGGAAGTGCGCCAAGGTCCTCAGCCATCTTGAACACGAGCACCCCTATATTATCGACAAAGAACGAAAGTTCCGGCTACTTGACGGCCGGCCGGAGTTCCGCAACCTGATCGAGAACTTGGATCTGGTAGTCCTGGCCTCGGGGACCCCAGCAACATCGATCATCACAGACGACTACCGGCCGGTTATAATCCAGCATCCGATCCCTGTAGAGCGAAGGCTCTGCTATTACTGGCCTGTTGGATCCATGGCCTTCAAGGAGAGGCAGGCTACAGCACCCAAAATGGCCCAGGCCATAGCGGACCTTCACCAGCGCTTCGGAAAGAAGACCATGGTCCACTGTGGGGCCTACGTGATCGCCCGGATGCTTCATGATGCGATGCAGCCGAAGGCCCGGAAGCTCTGCATTCTCCAAAGGCAGGACGACAGGGAGGGCAGCAAGGACGAGTTCCTGGGGGCCAAGCAGGCGATCTTCCTGAGCGTGAACTTTGAGGAGGGGCTCGACCTGAAGGGAGAGGCCTATCCCCTGAACATTATCGCCAAGGTTCCCTTCGAGAACATCGGAGACGAGTTCATCAAGGCCCGGAACGAGCGAGACAACTACAAGCGGTACAACATGCATGCGGCTGTCGCCGTGATGCAGGCGGCCGGCCGGTGCACCAGATCAGTATCTGACTTCTCGGAGACGTATATTCTAGACAGCTCCTGGCAAGGCTTTTTCAATCGCAGCAAGCGGCTTTTCCAGCCCTGGTTTGTGGCGGCTCTGAAAAAAGTGCCTCCAGAGGGGCCTGGGCCGGTCTGCATCCCCGGGGAATCCCGGGGAAAGCCTGCCCAAAGGAGCCTCTTCGAGCTTGAGGAGGAGCTGGTAGGTACCTCTGTAGGTAACCGCTCCGGCCTGGAGAGCGCTATCCTTTACCTGGCTGGTCAGTGCGATGGAGCTGTGGCCAGAGACGGGGCAGGGTTCAATGCTCGAGATACGGAGTTTGGGCATTCTCTGGCCGGCCAGATAGCCCAGGGGCGGAACCTGAGCCAGAAGCAACAGGCTGCGGCCTCCAAGATAGTCAGGACTTACAGGAAGCAGTTGCAGGCTGCTGGTATCGAGCTGGAGAACTGACATGTCCGCATTTAGGACATGCGGGGCTTGCCGGTGGTGGTGGAGGTGCCGAGGGAGAGGAGCTGAGGAAGGCGACCGGAAGGATTGTTTCCGGCCGGCTAAGCTGTACCGGCGAGGACGGCCAAGAGGGGGGAGAGGAGGGGCATGATAGACACGCTTTCTCTCTTCTTCCAGCCAGGCGATGTAGTCGAACTGCGGGCACTGGGCAAGCTCAAGAACGCCGTGCAGAGCGGCTATTTCAAGGACGCGAAAAAACTGGCAGAGACCATCAATATTCTAGACAAGACGGGTGAGCACAAGGGCATCTACCTGGTGCTGAACAAGATTAACCCGGCTCTCTATGCCCGATCTCCTGACAAGCTCTCAGCGCCCAGGGAGTCCATAGCCACCACCTCCGATGCTGACATTCAGGCCAGGCGGTGGCTACCGGTGGACTTCGATCCTTTGCGACCAGCCGATATCTCTTCCTCCGAGGAGGAGCATCAGGCTTCCCTAAAGAGGGCGGCAGAAGTGCGGGATGCTCTGAGAGCCCTGGGCTGGCCCGAGCCGGTCTATGCGGACTCGGGGAATGGAGCCCATCTGGTCTACGCCGTGGACTTGCCGAACAATGAGAAGGCGACCGAGACAGTTGAGCTGGTCTTGAAGGCACTGGATGCACTGTTTTCTGATAATATCGTGAAGATCGATGCCAAGAACTACAACGCCAGCAGGATCTGGAAAGCCTACGGCACTATGGCCCGAAAGGGTGCGGACGTGGCTGACAGGCCTTGGAGGAGATCCCAGGTCCTGGAGACACCTGCTGAGATCCGGCCGGTTCCTGAGGAGCTCCTAGCTTCCATGGCATGGGAGTATATGCAGAAGGAGGCTGAGGAGAGGCAGCCAAAGGCAGCGCATGGGCCTATCGACTTGGAGCAATGGCTCAGCTCCCACGGGCTGGACGTCGTCAAGCGCAAGACCGCCCACGGTGGCGGCGAGATGTACATCCTGGAGAAATGTCCCTGGGATTCGTCGCATGTCGATAGATCAGCATGGGCGGTTCAGTTTCCTTCTGGTGCCATAGCGGCAGGATGTCACCATGACGGCTGCTCCGGGAAAGGCTGGAGCGACCTGAGGAGGCTATACGAGCCCAATCTACCTCCTAAGAAGGAGATCATCCCGCCTGCACAGCCAAAGCCTGCTAGGAGAGCGCTAGACCAACTCAAGCTCGAAGATGTCGCTGACGTCGAGTACGACGACAAGAACGGCGGCACCAAGTCCACCAAGTTTAACCCATCGAAAGCAGCTGACGCGGTCAGCCAGTACATGGAAGTCCTGGCGACGCCGGACAAGAAGATTTGGGTCTACGAGGCCGGGTACTACCGGCCCGACGGGGACGTTCTCATAGACCAGGTCCTAGACTCCGTTGCTGGTAGCAGCTACAGCATCAACGCTTCCAAGGAGACTCTGAAGAAGGTCTGGCTGAGGGCGCTGGTGGATTTTGATGAGCTGGACAAGAATCCCTTCCTTCTCTGTGTCCGGAACGGGGTGATCGACCTCCTGACCGGCACTTTCTCAGAGCATTCACCCGAATATCGGATCACCTTACCCTGCCCGATCACTTACGATCCTGCAGCACGGCCGGAGCACTTCATCCGGTTCCTAGAAGAGAGCTGCAGCAACGACGATGACAGGATGACGCTGGTGGACTGGCTGGTGGCCTGTGCGTGTCTGGTGGAGTTCGAATACATCCTCTTCCTGACGGGCCACGGCGGGAACGGCAAGCGCGTCTACGAGGACTTGATTCAGGCCCTGTATGGATCGGAGTCTACCGAGGCGATCAGCCTTGAAGAGCTGACCAACTCCAAATTTGCGATGGGCTACCTGAGGAGGGCAAGAATCTGCATCTCTTCAGAGACCAATCCCGGGAAGGTCACAACAGAGCTGGCAAAGAGGATCAGCGGCGGGGACTGGCTGAGCTGTGATGTGAAGAACAAAGACCGGGTGCGGTTCAGACCATTCACTGAGATGTTGTGGGACAGCAACGGCATGCCCATCTTTGAAGATAATTCAGATGGCTTCAAGCGGCGGTTTACTCGAATAAACATGCCATATAAATTCGTTGATCATCCAACGCTCGATCCTCTGGAGAAGAAGAAGGATCCAGATCTCTCAAAGAAGCTTGCCACCCCAGAAGAGCTTTCTGGGATTCTCAATGTGATCATCGCTCGGGCCAAAGTAATTGCCGGGCAAAGGAGGATACATCGGAGAGAAAACGACTACGAAGAGTACGAACGGCAATCGATGAGCGTAACCGACTTTATAGAGTCTTTTATAGCATTCGAACCCGATTGGCGAGACAATCCAGATTATCAGGTATCATCGGATTACCTGTACGCCCAGTTCGAAGAATATAAGAAATACACTATCGGTGCCGGAATTTCAAGAAAGAACTTTTCCCGCCTTATCGGGAAGTATAACGACGAACCGAGCAGGACCATTAGAATCCTTGGAATGCCAGTCAGAGGATTTAGAGGTCTTACTTTTGAAGAAGAGCGGTTTAAATCGTTTATTGAAGCGAAAAAAGCATCCTATACTATAGATAACGATCTTATCGTTACTAAAGAAAATATCGTTATACCTAATAACGATATCAGTGAGGATGGTAAGAACGATGTAACGAATGTAACGGAATTTAGACAACTTTTAGATAAATTGAATTTGGCATATAATTTAAGAGGAAGCAAAAGGTCGTTCGAAGCAACATCGTTACAAAATCCGGAAAACCAGCAACATGAAACCGTTTTTTCTCAAGAAAAACCGAGCGATGTAACGAATGGTAAATCGTTCGCCCCCTCAGACGAGGATTCAGACTGGGAACTTTGCGAGCTCTGCGACAAGCCAGTTCCTCCCAGCCAGGCCAGCGAGTATAGGGGCAGGACGTATTGCTCAAAATGTATAATGATTGCTTTAAAAGATTTGGAATGATAAAAATGGAAGAAATGACCGAAGCACGAAGGAAACTGATCGAGGACAGCTTGGCGGACATAGCGGAATTTGAGGGAGTTGAGAAAGATGAGTAAGGAACGCGCAATTGCCCTTCTGGGCACGGCAAAGATGATGGAAAGTCCCGAGGACATCAGAGCACTCATCAACAAGGCTCTGCTGTTCCTGGATACCGATCTGGACTTAGTGCCGGCCATCGAGCTGGCAAAGGACATGATCTGGGAAGCTCTGCAGCAGATACAGAAAAACGCACCATCGCACACTGACACTCCACAAGAGCGGGCAGAGAAAATCCCGATCTGCGAATCCGCCCTCCTGCAAATCGCAGAGTACGCCAAACTTGCACTGAAGGCAAGAGTCCAGGGCTCAATAGAAGTGGCTGAGAATCTGCAGAAGAGCAAGGAGAATCACACACTCCACGATTTCGCCGATACGGAAGTGGAGATCTCCGTCGAAGGTGGGAGCACTGTAAAAACCACCATGGGCAGATTCAACGAGATCTGTGAGGCAGTGCAAGAAGATCCTGGTCTGGTGGACCGCGTCCTGGGAGGTGAGCAGTAATGGCAGGGCGCACTGTGACCCGGGAAGATATCCAGGCCGCAGCCAAGGTCTACTGCGAGGCCACCGGCCTGCAGTGCAGCATCGGAGAGGATGATCACAAGATCCGCTTTTTCAAGGGCACTCCAGGAGACGGGGATCAAGTGGTCTGGGAGGAGGCCGGCCAGCTCAGGACGAACAATCCCGAGTTCGGGCTAGAGTTCCGGGAGTACCTGGACGGTGTGCTACAGGCAAAGGCAGCGCCTAGGGCCAACGTCCCTGCAAGGCCCCAGGATGTAGCGCCAAAGGGCGAATTCGATATGGCCAACTGGCGATCTAAGCAGGCCAAGACATACAGTGTCGCTGGCAAGAATGCGCCGAACGCCTTTGCAGTCTCCGAGGAGGCTAACAAGCGCCGGCTGTGCACTCAGATCATGGACTCGGGTAGGACGAAAGACCTCGTATGGGGTCATGTCAGGGTCACAGATCCGGCGACCGGCCAGTACCGGGAGGATCGAGTATCTCATGAGAAAGAGACCTTTGTCCTCCTGAAAGCCTGGGAGGATGCCAACAGCCAGGCCAAATTCCAGAAAGGCCTGATCATAGGGATAGCAGACAATAGCATGCCAGAGCTGAACCCAGATATACGTATCAAAGGCATGCCTGCCCAACTGTGGCTCACCATGCAGGTCATGAGATCCTGGTCGATGGCCGACAGGGATGCGGTGACAAAAGCAGAACGCCGCGCCCAGCTAAAGATAATGAATAGGGAGTGGCGGGATGATGGAGAGATAGTCCTGGAGCAGGAGGAGGAGCGAGCTGTCCAGGACTCGATTGAGAGGGCCCGAGCATGAGCACGGTGGCAACACCTGATCAGGTCGAGCATGAGGATGCATGGATCGAGCTTCGCCGTGCTCCTGGGGTCTGCTGCCCAGAACCATCTTGTGACTACCGAAAGGGCGAGGCATGCGAGATGTGCGGGCACAGGTGCGATGAGTGCGGGAGGAAGGCATGAGCCCCTCCTCCCCCATCCTGATCACCATTGACAGCAACGAGGCAGCTCGACCACGGGCAGCGAAGATAGTAGAGGCATGCGGCCCGGACACGCGGCATTTTGTCTGGAATCCGGCCGAATCATTGCCGTTCGACCTGAAATTCGCGATGGAAGATAAGACTCTGCATATCGAAATAAAGGACTTCACAGGCGACGACAACAGCGACTACCTCAGCTCGATCCTAAGCGGCCATCTGTGGGAGCAGGTCCTCGCGGCCAGAGAACTACAGGAGCCTCTTGTGATCGCTGTCCTGGGCGACGATGCCGATATCTCTTCAGCTATCCGGAAAGCGGCAGGTCACGGCGAAAATGGCAATCATGGGGGCTTCGACTTTGACAAGTTCACCGCATACGCAAATATGGTAGACGGCTTCGAGGCTAATTGCATCGGCGCTGGAATCCAGATATGGCATCTCGGATACAACCAGTTCCCAAGGCTTCTTCTTCGGGTCCGCAAGATCCTACAGGGCGGCGACCTGTCTGGGTTCGCGCCAAAGCCAGCAGATGGTGAAAGGGCCGCCGTGGGTTTAAGCATCCTGGCCGGGAAAGGCATAGGACCGGCAAAGGCTGGTGCAATCCTGGAGCATTTTAAGGTCTGGCTAGTCCCCGAGGATGACAGCTATTTAACCGACTGTGCTGGCATCGGTCCAACGATGGCCGTGCGAGTTGCCAAAAATATCAGGGTCGGACTAGGCGCTGTTGTCCGGCCCAAATCAAAAGCCTGCAAGCTGGCGGAGGTCCTGGGATGAAGCTCATCGATCACATTCGGCTGAATCGGGCCGCTTGGGGCGGCAAAGAACGGCATAAGATAGGTTGGCTCTCCAAGAGAGATCGGAAGATCTTACAGCTGGTTGCTGAACTGAAGCCCGAGAAGGCCGCCATCATAGCTGAGCGACTAGGACAGAAGGAGAATACTGTCTACTGTGCAATGAGCCGGCTACAGAAAGCAGGACTTCTGAAGAGGGTCCAGTATTGGGACGTCCGCGAGAAATGAAAGTAGCTGTCGTCCAGCAACATAATGGATTATATTATGTGGAGGAGATTTAATGGATGGATTCATGACGGCAGACGCACCGGCCCAAAGCGTCCCCGGCACCATACAGCGACAGCCGTCTAGATGGGTGCCGGAATTTGATTGCAACACTATCATAGAATGGCGGTGTGGTAACTGCCACAAAATCATTTATTATAGCTGCTGGAAAGCTACATATTGTCCGCACTGTGGGGCACCAATTTTCAATTTTCCGCGAAGAAAGCTAGATGCTCCTCAGCACCGAGATATGACGTTTTCTGAGTTGGAGAAGATGAAGTATGCCGGACCGGACAATCGATCTCGACTTGTGGGACGAAGGGTCAGCGGAAAGGCTACCGGCCTTTACAGTCACAGGCCAGGGCCTCAGGATCGAGGGAAGCATAGCAGAGTTCGACAGGCTGATCCTGATATTAGGTGAGTGGCTCAGCCCGTGATAAGAGGGGCATGCTCTGAATTGAGGCTACAGTGCTGCGCCGGGGTTCTATCTCCCTCCTTCCCCGGCCATTGCAATAATAATGCTAATGGACTGATCCAATGAATGCCTGCAGCGTTGTCGAATTCAAAGAGAAAAAAGATCGAAAAGCTGAAGAAAGATGGGCTGAGCCAAGGCAAGATCGCTAAAAAACTGGGAATCGCACAGTCTACTGTTTCTGATTATCTCGCATTAATCGGAGAAAAATCCGATCAATCGAAAACAAAAAAGGCGGTCGATGCCAAAGCAGATTATGACAAAGAAAGAAGGCTCTCGCTAAATAATAAATTTTTTATTAAAATAGAGAAAATGTTAGACGAGGCTAAGACGCCTAACGACCTCCGGGCACTCGCCACTCCGTATGGCGTTGCTTCAGATAAGCGGGCTTTGCTCGAAAGATCTTCCAATGTCACCCCCAGCGTCTCTGATCAGTCAATCGACGAGCGGCTGGAGTCTCTCGCCCGTAGAAGAGCAGAACGAAAAGCTGCAGCTGATCAATGACATTTACGCAGAAGTCCCAAGCATCTGGGTTGAAGACGAGTTTGGCCTGAAGCTCGACAACTGGCAGATCACGATGCTGGACAGTCCGAAGAAGCGGATCTGTCTCAATATCCATCGCCAGGGCGGCAAGAGCCTCATGTCCTCCCTGGTCTGTGCTCACACGGCCCAATTCCGGCCCGGTAGCCTCAGCCTGATCATAGCACCTGCTCTAACTCAAAGTCGTGAAGACTTCGAGAAGGTCCAGGAGCACATAGATCAGATGTCACATCCTCCTAAGCTCTTGGAGAGAACAAAGCTGAGGATGAAATGGGACAATGGCTCACGGATTGTGTGCCTTCCTGGGGGCACGAAAGGCAAAACCATCCGGGGCTTCTCCCGGCCAGATGTCATCATAGAGGATGAGAGCTCGCAGTGCTCGGACCAGCTCTATCAGGCCATTCGGCCTATGATGGCCACATACCCAGATTGCAAGTTCGTCCTGGCCTCGACACCGTTCGGACAGAGGGGCCATTTTTACAAGGTCGCAAATGGCAACAGCACTGCATGGCTCCGGCTGAAGGTGGTAGCTTCTGAATGCTCTAGGATATCTGCAGCCTTCCTGGCTGAAGAGAAAGAAGAGCTCGGGCCCTACGTCTACTCACAGGAGTACGAGGGCGAGTTTGTGGCGAGCGAGACACAACTCATTAGTCATGCATCGATTCTGAAAGCAATAAGTGATAACGTGGAAATTATTGAGGTATGACTTATATTATTTCGCTCGATCCCGCAAAACTCCGGGACTGGTGCGCTCTCTCGGCAGTCGATATGCATTACGTTGCGACAAAGAAGCGCTTCCAGTACGATGTCGTGACTATTGCCCGGAAGCAAGGCCTGGACTATCCCGACATGGTCGATTGGGTGATTGGGATTCTAAAGATGAAGCAATTCAACGAATCCGAGCCGCCTAAGTTCGTGATGGACGCGACCGGAGTCGGTGTCGCAGTGTCTGACATGTTCAAGGCCAAAGGCATCAGGCACCATGCTATAACTTTCACAAAAGGTAACATCTGCAAGCGAGAAGGCTCTCATATCCATGTTGGAAAACCCAGGCTCGTTGGCAAGTTCTTGGGGGCGTTTGATGCCGGAAAAGTGCGAGTAAACCCCGGCCAGCCTCTTTGGCCTCAAATGGAGCGCGAGATGCTTGCGTTCAAGGCTGAACTGAAAGAGAATGGATATTCAAAATTCGAGGCAGAGGAAGGAGAAAACGACGACCTCCTGATCAGCTTAGCCCAGGCCGTTTGGTACGGCGAAGAGATCCTGAGGGGTGGCAAGCTATGATCTGCATAATTTGTGGCCGTAACCTATCCAATCTCAAGCAGAAGCCAGTGCCCATAAAGGCTCTGGAGTTCCGCCCCTTCATCGGCCAGAGCGAGCCCGGTCAGGATAACATTTACGGGGCCGAGGCTTGCCAGGAATGCTATCAGAAAGTACTAGCCAATCGAGCCAAGGCGATTGCAGAGTTTGGAAGAATCGAAGATGACACTCACTGACCTATCCTGGATAGCCACGGGCAAGGCATGGCCGCCTGAAGATCCCGACGAGGCCAACAGGCTCAAAGAACATGCTTTCAATCGTCAGATCTACAGCGATCAGCATGAGGTCTTCGAGAAGTATGCCGCTTATCTGCGAGACAAAGCAGACGACGATAAGAAGGTCGCTATAATCCTTGGTTGGGGTGAGAAGGCCACAACGAATTATATCAATCTCTGCATCGGTGACGATCCAGATGTTGAGCTGGACGGCGAGGACCTGGTAGACGAGCGTCCCGATGAGGAAGTGCTCATTGATGTCAGTCGTTACGGCTTCGGCCTCTATGAGCCTACTGAAGACGGTATTTTCGCCCAGAACCCTGAGAACTGCTACCTTGTAAACGCTCCAGGTAATATCCGCAAGGTCTCGGAGTACGTATTTTTCCACAAGTTCACAGTCGAAAAGACGGAGTACCTCAAGCTCACTATCCATGGCAAAGGCTACATCCAGCATCTCATATATGAGCTTAAAGAAGGCAAGCTGGGGAATAGGCAAGATCTCAAGGCATTCCCGGCCTACGCTGGCCTGATGGTTGATGCCGAGGGCAAGCAGACCACTGGCATTGATGATATCCTGATCGTTCGGGTAGACAATGCCCTCTCCACTGACAGAAGATATGGCAGATCTGACTATACGCCATCGGTCGCCTCTCTGATCGAGGCCCTAGATAGGGCGTTCGCTGATAGATTCGAGTTGCTGAGGAAGTATTCACGGCCGGTGTTCTCTGGGGCACCCAACCATTTCGATTTTGCAAAAGGAACATGGGACGTTCGGTTAGACATGCCTTTCAACAAGGAAGATAGTGGATCTGACCCGAAGTTCGTTCATCCAGACGTTGGTAGCATGGAACATGTAGAAGCTGAGATTGAAGGCTGCATGAACCAACTCCTCTATATGCTGGACCTGGTCAAGGTTGAGGAGGCCAACAAGGCCGAAAGCGGGACGGCCCTTGCTCTGAAGCTGCAGCCCACTCTCTCCAGGGTGAAGCGCTTCGCAAAAGCCCTCAAGAAGGCTATCCCGAAAGTCGAGGCCCACTACAATCAGCTCATCGGCAATCCTATTGATATCGAAAAGATCACGGTTGACATCCGGAATGGCCTGCCAAAAGATCAAGCGGCAACGATACTGTTAGTGTCAACTGCCTACGCCGGTGGATTCATGAGCCTGGAGACTGCTGTGGCCACTGCTCAGGACTTTGAGATGAGTGACGATCCCGAAAGCCCACTACAGAAGGAAATCACCAGGATCAAGTCACAAGCGAATAGAGATCCTGACGGCCCCTCCTGAAGAACTCAATTCCTAATCATCGCTTACTCAGGGCATAAACTGAGGGAGATTTTTATGACAGACCCAATAGTACCACCAGCCGGCACGCTACCGGCAGAACAACCAGAAGGCGGGAATAACCAGATACCATCGGCACAGCCGGGGAACAGTCCACAGCCCCCACAACATTTCATCATGAACCAGGAGCAATTTAACCAACGCTTCGCTGAAAAAATGGGGGCAATCGAGAAGGAGCTTGGCCTTTCACCTGGCGGCCTCAAGGACTTCGTAGCCGCTCAGAAGAAGGCTAAGACTCCAGCACCACCGACAGGGGAGACACTTTCCGGGGCAGACCTGAAGATTGCAAAAATGGAGGCGCTGATGACGGCGGGCGTATCGTCAAAGCAGATACCGCTTCTTCTTCAGCACCTCAATATCGCGGGGAAGACTCGCGAGGAAATTCAAACTAGTGTGGAGCAGCTCATCGAACTCAAGCTACTCACAATCGAGACACCTGCTCAGCAAGGGAATCAACAGCAGCCACCTGGTCCACCGCAAGCGGCCCAGGGCGCGGGAAACAATGGTGTGCCGGAAAATCCGGCCAAACGAATCTGGAAGGCATCTGAGATCGCCAAGATGTCCTCTGCAGATCATATCAAATTCAAAGATGAGATCCTGCTGGCGATGGATGAAGGTAGGGTCATTGAGGGTTAAGTTATGGTTAGCGCATTTATCCCGGAGTTCTGGGCTTCGATAGTTCTTGATTTTGCACGAAAGAACCTGGTTTACGCCCAGCCGAATGTAGTGAATAACAAATGGAGCGGAGAGATCAGCCAGCGAGGAGACACTGTCCATATAATCGGAGTCGGTGATGTCGATATCATAGATTATACCGATGGGACCGATATGGCCGATGCAAGCGCCCCGACTGATGCTGAGACTCTGCTTGAGATCACTGAGGACAAGGCTTTCCGGTTTCTGATCACAGACAAGCAGAAGAAGCAGGCTGCAGGGGAGTTCATGAACCCCATGATGCGGAAGGCTGGATACAAGATGAAGGACACGATTGACCAATTCGTGGCCAGCCTCTACACTGACGCTAGCGCTGCAAATCTGGTTGGCTCGGATGCCTCCCCCAAGACACCCGTAACCACTGCGGGAGACGCCAGCAACGTCTTTAACCTGATGGTAGACTGCGGCAGGAAGCTATCTGACAGCCTGGTTCCCACCAACGGCAGATGGATGATCATACCCCCTGCGATGGAAGCACTGGTGGTCAAAGAACTGCATCAGTCAGGATCTTCAGCTCCCGCTCTGGGAACCTCTGCCACCATGACCGGCAGAATAGGGAACCTGGCCGGATTTGACATCCTGGTATCCCATAACGTGCCAAACACATCGGGGACAAAATATAAGGTGATGTTCGGTACCAGTGAGGCCATTGGCTTCGCCGATCAGATGGGGATTGTGGAGACTATCCGCCACCAGAAACAGTTCGCGGATATCGTCAGAGGTCATAATCTGTATGGCGCAAAAGTGGTGCAGCCTGACTATCTGGGTGTCATGACCTGCAATTTCTCTTAGAGGTGATACAGATGAAGAAATTCCTTCCAATACTTCTCTTGGCCATGATGCTGCTTCTCGGGGCGGCATCGGCCACTTATACGACCATGACCCCTGTCAGTATGGACAGCCAAAACGACTGGGGCAGGATGACAGCTGCGTGGACGACCATTTTAGGGAACGGCTCGACCTGCAATTTTGCGGTCGATGGCGTATCTGACTATCTCCTGCTTGTGAACATTACTTCCTGGGATGTCACCGATCCAACGGTGGATGTTCTCAACGTGATGGCTGGTGATAATCCGCCTGCATTCCGGTCAGGTATCGGCAACTTGACCCTGACCATGGACGATATGCTTGGAGCCGGAACGGTAATAGTGGGCCCTCTGGAAAGCGCCCGGTTCATGAACGAGACTGGATACATAAATATCGGGAGCTATATGATAACCGGGAAGATGACAGTCCTGGAGGTGAGCTAGTGGCCGCCGCTAAGACGGTCAGGTTCCGTAACAAGCAGACCGGCGTAACCTGGGAGATGAACGAAGGCTCCGAGGCAGCGAAACGCTGCAGTCGCCTGAAACAGGAATACGAAGAGGTCAAGCCGGAAGCCAAGCCGGAGAAATCCGGCTAAATATCTTTTTTTACAATATATAATAAAGGCAAAAATGACGACAATAGACGTCCAGATTCCGGGGACTTATAATGATGGATATGTAGAGAATAACACTCTGTCTCTGCTCGCTATATATATCGGTAGATCAGCTACGGATCGTAATTTCTTTTTATATTTCCCCGGAATAACAATTCCTGCAGGAGCAACAATTGATGACGCATACATCTCAATGCGAGCTCGATCAACCGCTTCTGGAACGGTAGCAGCCAGGATTTATGCGGAGGACGCGGCATCTCCCGAACGTGTGGATGATGCCGGCGATATAACTGCAAAGACAAAGACCACAAATTATGTTGATTGGACTCCTTCGGGCTGGTCATATGGAGACTGGTATAATTCTCCATCAATAAAAACAATCATCCAGGAGCTAGTCGATTCATATACATATTCGTCTAGCCCAATTCAATTACTAATAGTAAATAATGGCTCTGCAGAAAGTGCATACCGCAAAATATCTGATTACAGCGAAAGTCCGGCATATGCTGCAAAGCTGCATATAGAATATACTGTGACATATACGCTTGAATGCGGAACTACCGGCAGCTCATTCAGTCTATCCGGTCAATCTGCAGGCCTGTATATGTCCCGGCTCATATCAGCCGAGCCTTCCGAATTCTCCTTATCTGCAGCTGCAGTAAATCTATTAATCTCTCGATTGCTCTCATGCGGTTTAGGCGAGTACAGCTTATCTGCTGCTGATGCAGGCCTTGTCAGATCCAGAATCATATCCGCTGCATCTGCTGATTATTCGATTGCATGCAATACCATATCTCTATTAGCTTCTAGAAGGCTCGGCTGCGTTTCAGGCGAATTCAGCCTGTTTGCGGCGGATGCTGTGGGCCTGCTCAAAAACTCGATTCTCTCGGCCGGCATTGGGGAATATCTTCTCTCCGGGACCGATGTCATGTTTGAGCTGACCGCCTCAGGCACATATATGCTAGCGGCCTACTCGGGAGCATTCGAAATAGCCGGGACCAACGCAGATCTCCTGAAGAGCTCATTATTATCTGCAGGTGAGGGCAGCTTTTCGCTGGCCGGTCAAATATCGAATCTGTGTGCTACTCATATTATATCGGCAGAATCAGGAAGCTACACTCTAATTGGTTTAAATGCCAACTTATTGAGAAGCATTCGGCTGGCTGCTCTTATCGGCACGTTTTCCACGGCCTCATCACCGGCAAGTCTCCTAAAGAACTCTGTCCTGATTCCATCGGCAGGAGCATTTCAAATAGCCAGCTCTTCTGCAGGCCTCCTCAAAAGTTACATTCTCTCATGCGGAAGCGGCAGCTATATCATCGACGGCTCGGCCCTGGGCCTTCTAAAGGGCTTCAAAATTGATGCCGAAACCGGCGAATTCACGATTTCCGGGCAGCCTGTGAATCTCCTGGCATCCCGAATAGTCACAACACAAAATGGCACTTTCGTAATTATCGGAAACAATGCAGTTCTAAACATGAGAACCGCATTTGATCCGATATGGGCACGGCGGTCGAACAATTTGTTTATATTTGGAGGATATTATGGCAAGCTCTAGCTTCTATAAGTTCCAGGACTTTGTCGAGAGGTTAGCAAAAGGCGAGTTCCAGCTCCATGCGGCCGGACATACAATTAAGGTCTACCTCACGAACAACACCCCAAGCGCATCTGCGGACGCTGTAAAGGCGGATCTCGCAGGCATCACCGAGCAGAATGGATATACTGCTGCAGACATCCAGCAGGACATCTCAGAGACAAGCGGCGTCATGACAATGACAGGCGTTGATGTCGAATGGACTGCCTCCGGCGGATCCTTTGGACCTTTCCGTTACGCGGTTCTCTATGACGAGGACCATGCCAGCGATGCACTCATAGGCTACTATGACTATGGAAGTGAGATAACCATAGCAACCGGCGAGAAATTCAAGGTTGACTTCGGGGCAAGCATTCTAACCTTATCTTGAGGAGGGAAGATGTTTTTCAAAGGAGCTGCAATCTCCGGTTTTACCTTTTTGATGCTGGATAGATCCACTGGCGAGCCTGTGACATCAGGCACTATAACCGCCACAGTCTCACATGATGGCGCGGCTCCTTCTGCTCTGGCTGATACCCCCGTTCATCTCTCTGTCGGGGTATGGAAGGTTGATCTCTCGGCAGCGGAGATGAATGCTGATATGGTGGGCCTGACCTTTTCCCATCCTGACGGCATAACGGTCCATTTTACTATAAGGACCTGGGATACCATCATCACAGGGACCACAGCGAAAACATATACCGTCTATGAACCTGATGGAACTACTCCGATGTCAGCCTGCGAGGTCTGGGCTACTTCCGACCTGGCCGGAACATTAGAAATCGCCAACAGAGGCTACACGGATGACCTCGGCCAGCATACCTTTTACTTCAATGTGCCTGTCGGGACCACGGTTTACATTTGGCGCAGAAAAGCGGGAAAATCTTTCACAAACCCGGACTCAGAGGTGGTCTAAATGTCCTGGGATGGCTCGGCATCAGCTTCTTCAAGCACTCCAAGCTCCTCCACATACCTTACGGAATCCGCAGCCACCGCACTTGTTGAGTTCAGGCCTAACTCTGCGGCCTGGACTGCCACATCAGTGGCCGAAAGAGAGAAGGCCCTGTATGAGGCCACAAGGCACATAGACACCCTCCCTCTACGTGGCCGGAAATATGATCTTGTGGTCACTGCAGGCATCCCGGACCAGCTCTTAGAGTTCCCCAGGATAATCGATGGAGTCACCTGTGACTGGAACAATTCAACAAACGAGGCAATTGTGCCCACAGATGTCAAGCAGGCCTGCCTCGAAGAGGCTATTGCGATCATCGAAACGGGATCTGGCGGGCGCCGGGCTCTCCAGGAGCAGGGCGTTCAAAGCTTCAGTCTCGGGAGGGGCGAGCTGTCGGAAACCTTTGTGCCTGGCGCAGGCCGCTCGATCCTCCTAAGCCGGAGGGCAAACGACTATATGCGCCGATATATAGGGGCTGCTGTAAGATGAACCTCCTCTCTGCTTATACGTCGAAAGCAGGCGAATCTGTGATCTGGCGCTCGAAGGGGCCTGCTGGAGATGACGGTGAGCCCACTTACACCAACACGACAATCGTCGTCATATGGATTGACGAGTCCAAAAAGATCTGGAACTCCAGAGAGGATGATCCTCAGCAGCAGGCCTATATCCAAACTTCTTCCGCTGTGGAGAAAGACGACATAATCATCAAGGACGGTTTTTCGTGGCCCGTTATTAGCACTCATGTCCCGCCCTGCTTTGATGGCGAGCCTTTGAGAACCGCCTCTCTTGGTCAGAAGATGATTTGATAATATTTTTTCGAAATAATAACTGGCCTGTCAGTGGTTTTAGCTATTGGCCTCTGGCAGGCCGCCCACCGATTATAATCATCCAAAATGAAAGCTTTCTAGGAGTGGAATGATGAAAACGATATTGCAGATATTTGTAGCGCTGCTTCTGATGCTGGCCATTGTCGGCCAGGTAGAAGCTGCCAACTACATGTACGAAAAGGCAACGATCAAGGGAGTAGGATATCTGGAACAGGAGAAGATAGTTTCCACGCAGGTGGGATTCGGTGGCCAGAAGCTGGTCGAGCATGTGTCGGGATCCGGTAACGTAGTTCTGCTGAGGACTGAGCTCGAGGCCGAGAGGCAGCTCAACAGCAGCGGCTCGAAGATGCCCTGTACTTATCCAAATATCTGCGGAATGGACTACATCAACTATACCAAAGAAGCTGAGTTCGAGTACATGCCCATCTCCTACCAGACCGGCCAGTATGATGCAAAGTGGGTTGACAAGCTCTGCATCCAGAACTACAGGATTGGTGCGGTGATGACCGAGATGTACAGCCACGCGGAACACCTGCAGAAGACCACCGAGATCAAGACCCGGGGCTATGACGATTCTTGTGTCGAAAACTGTTGCACCGGCGTCCTTGAGGCTAACCTGAACAGCAACGTAATTGGCGTAGCTCACATAGGCTGGCTTTCCAGGGATCCCGAGCCCAACAAGCTGCTCAAGGGCCGCCATGCTGAATACGGCCGATCTGTGGACGATATGACCGGCGTCTTCGCAGTTGAGAAGTTCATCCAGCTCTGGGGTAACTCCACATGCGGCGCTATCAGCGTAGATTGGCTTCCCTGCATGTGATCAGCGCACTGCTGCTCATCTGCATCCCCATTTTTGCCCAGGATTTGCCTGTTGACATTGTCCGGGAGAAGTCCATCCACATCCAGAATGTGGTGGAGGAATCCAAGATCACAATCAAGGACTCCTGGGACCATCCGGATATTGGAAGGCTTCAGACCGGGTACAATGTATACCGGACGGCCCCAGTGATCGTGCCCGGCTCATCCTGGTTATCATATGTAAGCCAAAGCGCCATTGGGAGTTGGAACGGCAGCTACGCGCCTATGGCATTCCAAACAATAGATAGGTGA